AATAGCTGCAGTAGGTGCAGTAGTAAATACAGCTACGTTACCTGTAGCATCAGGGAATGTAATTGTACGATCTGCTGTTGGGTTTGTAAAGGATACTGTAGTCTCGTTAGCATCTGCACTAGAACCTTCAACACTAAACCCTGAGTCACTTAGATACAAACCAGATACAGTTGGGCTTGTCAGTGTCTTATTAGTAAGTGTCTTAGTCGTACCTGAGAAGTATGTGTCAAGTAAGTCTACATCAAAGTAACCAATAGCTGATGCAGAAGAGTCAAACACTGCAATGCCATCATTGTTAGCGATAGCAGTACTTGTGTCAATCGTAATAGCTGATACATCTGCTACAGCATTAAGTTCAGCACCTGTAGCTGTCAGACCAGTTACGTTGTTAGATACTGCACTTACTGCTTGAATACGTGACTCTACGGCTGCAGCAGTTGGTAGCTCAGAGTTAGTAGATCCTGTACCTACACTGGTTACAATATCAGTTACACTGTCTGTACCATCTGACAGAGTACCAAATGTAATTGTACCTGTAGTGGTGATAGCACTTGATCCATTATTAATAGAACCAAAGTTACTTGTAATGCTACCACTATCAAGAGCACCTACTGTAGTCACATTGCTTAGTGTATCTAATGCACTTTCGAAGTATGTCTCAAAGTCAGTTAGTGCTACCTGCTTCATAGTGCCAGCATCATTAACTACAACTCTATCTGCATCTGCAAGAGTGGTAGCTGTAGCTGCTGTATCACCATCCATGATATTTATTTCAGTAGCAGTGGCAGTTACACCTGTAAGATCCGTAGGTGCAATACTAATGTTAGCTGTACCATCAAAAGACTGACCAGCAATTGTACGTGCAGTTTCTAAAGCTGTAGCTGTTGCAGCATTACCAGAGGTATCCTGATTACCTGTTGTATTAACACCGGGTAAGTTTATATTAGCCGTACCGTCAAAGCTAACACCCCCAATAGTACGTGCAGTTTGTAGTGCAGTTGCAGTATCTGCATTACCTGTTAGATCACCAGTAACGTTACCTGTTATATTACCTGTAACATTACCTTCAATGTTAGCTACAAGTGTACCTGTAGTAATCGTAAGATCACCTGTAGATGCACCTGTAAATGTACCTGTACCTACAGTAAACTTATCTGCACTTTCATCCCAACCAATAAAGGCATTATCAGATGTACCACGTTCAATGACAATACCAGCATCATTAGAAGGTGTACCTGTAGTACCATTACCTAGTTCCATTAACAAGTCAGCAACTACAGTGTTAGTTGTGCTAATCGTAGTTGTTGTACCATTTACAGTTAAGTCACCGCCTACAATAACGTTACCTGTTGTAGTAATTGCGTCAATGTATCCATGTGACCAATAGTTAGAACTGTCACCTAAACTATATGTACTGTCTGCACTTGGTATAAGGTTAGAGGCTACGTCTGCTGTAATTGTAACAGTGTCTGTAGCTGCATTACCAATAGTAGTGTTACCATTAAAGGTAGCTGCACCTGATACAGTAATAGAACCAAAAGAGTTTGCACCCGTAGAAGTTACATTCCCTGTAAGGTTTCCTGTGACATTACCCGTAACATCTCCTGTCAGATCCCCCGTCACATTACCAGTTACGTTTCCTGTAACATTTCCTGTGACATTACCCGTTAGGTTGCCAGTTACATCCCCTGTGACATCTCCTGTCAAGTCTCCCGTCACGTTACCCGTAACATTGCCAGTAACATTACCTGTTACGTTACCAGTGACGTTACCTGTCAAAGCACCTGTAATTGCAGTAATGTTAGCGGCATCACCGTAGATGTTTGCCCAACGAACAGAAGTAGTACCTAAGTCATACAGGCTGTCAGATGCAGGGTTAAGGTTTTTAGCTGTTGAAGTTGTACCTACAAGATTACCTGTAACGTCACCCGTTAAGTCTCCTGTAACATTACCAGTGACATTGCCCGTAACGTTACCTGTGAGATTTCCTGTTACGTTGCCTGTCACGTTTCCTGTAAGTGGACCTACAAGAGATGTACCTGTAATGGTTGTACCTGTAATGGCTGCTGCAGTAGTACCACCAATTACCGTGTTATCTATAGCACCACCATTAATATCAACAGTAGTAAGTGTAGATGTACCTGTAGCTGTAAGGGTTGTAAACGTACCAGCAGCAGCAGTTGTTCCACCAATGGTAGCAGCATCAATTGTACCACCGTTAATGTCTGCAGTGTCAGCTACAAGACTATCAATGTTAGCAATACCATCAATGTAAAGATTACGCCACTCAGAGCCTGTAGCACCTAAGTCGTATGTATCGTCAGCAGAAGGAAGAAGTGCAGAAGCAATATCAGCAGTAAAGGTTACAGTGTCAGTAGCAGCATTACCAAGAGTAGCATTACCATTTACTGTAAGGTTGCCTGTAATCGTAGCATTCTCATCAACTTGCAATGTGTCAATGGTGGCAGTACCATCTAGGTACAAGTCTTTAAACTCTAGGCTAGATGTACCAAGATCAATATCGTTATCTGTGACAGGAGTGATAAGACCATCTTGGAATCTAACTTGCTCTACGGCTGCAGCAGATACCTCTACAAATACACCAACACGATTATTTGATGTATCTATAACTACTTTATTAAGTGCATCTGAATCAGCAATAAGTGGTACGTATGCGCCCTCTGCTGCAGTACCATCGTGCTTGTGTCCAGTTGAAGCATTAAACGCAGCAAGTACTTGGTCAAACTCTAGGTTTAACGGGTTAGCTCGTACAACGGCTGTTGCCACAATGTCTGCTGAAGATTGTCGGGTATACCCTGCCATAATTACATTTCCTCATACCTATTTGATTTACAAAGATTTTCTTTCCTTGTAATTATCTGAAGATTCCACGGAACATGCAAACCGCACACATTTACACCTTTTAAAGGTATTATATGATCTACGTGATGTATCACACCTGTATCCTCTGTTATTTTTCTGCACTCTAAATAAATATCATCCATGGCATTTTTTAGATTAAGTTCTTTTACTATATTACAAGAACTATATTTTAAGTACTCTCTATTTTTTTGAGTTGCTGCTCTTCTAGCTTTTACTTCTGGTCTTTTTTGATAAGCTCTTTGGTATTCTTTTATTTTCTGTTTGTTTTTTTGTTTATATTTTTTTACACGTTCTTTGTGTAGTCCATCTGGTTTTCTTAATTTTGCACATTCTAAACAACACCCTGTAGATGTAAGCCTATAAGAAACATGACCATGTATACAAGGTTTACCAGTATAATATTTTAAAAAACCTTTTTCTTTTGCTTCTTTTCTTAATACCACCAAAAATTTTTATCTCCTGTCGCCTGTGCCATACAGTATGGATACGGCCTGTATTGTATGACTTGGGCTTGTACTATTGGTAACGTAAGATACCGAAATAGAATCCCCTGATCCACTTATATTCGTTGTTCTGGTTGGTGATGGGTTGCCATCGTATATGTCTGTTGTATCGTAGATTGTAGATGCTGCATCAAACAAAGAAGCTGCACCTGCAGTAGTTAATGAAAAGTTTTCTGGTGTGTTTATTTCAGAGTCACCAAAGTTAAAGTCTATACCTACGTTAATTAAAGCCTCACCTTCAGTTTTAAGAAAGGTCTTAACTTTATAAAATACTTTACGAACTTCTGGATCACCCATAAAGTAATACGGAGTTTGGTACACACTGAATATTTCAGAGCCAGCAAATGAATCACCTTCTTCTTGTTTATGTACCTTGCCTGTACTGTCTCCATGTAATACAAACTCAAACTGACCTATGTAACCACTAGCTACTGCTGTTGCTTCAACACCTACAAGCTGACTATATTCAAATGTAGACTGTGCAGTTGGGCCTTTACGTATAGCTGCCAGTAGTGACAAAGAAGTGTTAGCTTCAAAGAACAACCTAAACTGTGACTTTCTTCGTATTACAAGAGCTTTAAGTTTAGTTACGTCCTCGTTAGCTGTGTAGTTCTCAAATGTCTTTTGAATCTCACGAGAAACAGTTTCAAGTTCAACGTCACCAATACGTGATGTACCTGAAATAGGACGAATACCATCTGGTCCTAAGAAGATAATATCACCACCAAACTCTACCACAGTATCAGGTGCAACACACCCCAAGTCATTCGTTACGTTTTCAACTGTAAAGTTAGAATAGTTATCACCTATAATACGTTTGATCTGGTTCTGACCAAATACATAAAGTTGGTTACGAAAAGATTTTAACTGAGTTACAGTAAAGCCTATGTTGATTACACCTGCACCGTTTGCTGGATCAAAGTCTGTATCTGCATTAGGAGCAGAAAAATATATGTTAAAGGGTTCTGCAGGATCACCAGCTAACCAAAGATGATTTGCAAAGGCACTAGAAAACTTAGGATCTGTTGGTGCATTTGCGTGTGTAATCTGCGTATACGTTGTACCGTTATACTTAGCTGCAGGATTAACACCATCAGTTAGTAGTAAGATTTCTTCTGTCCAATTATAACGTTCAAACCTTACTACGTCAACCCCTGTCATTGTAGGGCTACCTGCTGTAGTAACTGCAGTCCAACCTATTACAGTAGGAGTACTTGATACTGTACCTGTTGCACTAGATGTACCACCTGTAAGTACGTTACCTGTAGCAAATATATTATCTGGTATTCTACCAAAGTTTACTACAATAGCATCTGCAGTTTTGGATATTACTGTACCTGATGCTGCAACTGCAGTACTGTCACCAGAACTAACTACACCTGTAACAGTTTCACCAACAGTAAAACCTGAACCTTCTCCTGTACCTAATGGTACATCATAGTAGTGATTATACCAATGCAGATAGTTGCTACCAGAAGAAGGTGCTCTACACCCAAGTACACCCTGATTAATATCACCGTTGACAGAAAGTCCTAATACTTTACCTGTACCGGGAAGTGTACCATAAGAGTTTTCAAAACCACTTATTCGTCTGTATCCACCCTCAAGTGAAGGTTCCATGTTTACAAGACGTACTGCACTACCTGAGAAGTTGTTTGACTGTGTAAGTGGATCAACGTTAGTTACAAGTCCACCAGCCATAACAGACACATATGTTTGTAATGCGTCAGACATTGTTAGAATCCATCTGTTGTAATTCTACTTGTAGGTCTATTAATCATTGTAGATATAACATTAACAGGATAGTCAAGAAGTAATCTTCTCATCATATCAATACCCTGTTCAAATTTTTGACTGTGCATAGCTGCACTTTGTTCATTAGATCTAAACAACATCATGTACATCATAGCACCATCAATAAGAACGTGTTTAAATCTATCGGGTACAACAGATACATCACTAGATGCAGTTAAATCTGCAGGAAACTTAAAGTACCTATATTCAATTACATATGCTGCATCAGGTACAGGATGTACACCAAACTTTTCTTCTAGTGTCATGTACACTAAATCAGGATCACTACGAGATGATTCTCCACCTAAATCTTCTAATGGTTTATAGTAACTAATATACTGATCAAATGTTGTAAGTCTAAGTTTTTTAGGTGTATTGTTTTCAGAAGTTAGTTGTCTAATATAAAATGTATCCCAATCTGCTTTGGAATAATCTGCAGGAAAGTCATACGTTCCTGTTCCTGCTGTAAGTGTTTGTGTTGTTGTTGTCAACAAAAAAGGCCACTCTTGAGCATCCTGTAACATTTGCCTAGTAGCTGAGTTAATAGCATCTTTAGCAAGAGCTTGTACGTTCTTAACTGAAGTAAACTCAGACTCTGTGATCTGAACTTCATTAAGTCTACGTAGTAGCTCATTTGTCAGGTTAATAAAAGTAGCCATAAGAATCTCTTTAGATAAGCCTAGAGGGGCCAGTTTCCCAGCCCCTCAGTGTTTAGTTATTATGCAAGTGCGTCACGAGCTACTTCATTAGCAGCCATGTCACCTGTGTCGGTGCAATCCATAAGAACTGCCCATACACGGAACTCACCAGAGGTAACTGCACCACCTGAAAGAGCAGCAATAACAACATCAATGTTGTCATCAGCTACAGCCATTACTGGCTGATAAGCTGCAGGGTTCTGTGAAAGAACACCAGCCGCAGATGTTGCATCAAAAGTAGCAGCAAATACGTCAGGGTCAACTCCTGTGCCAAGATTAACAGTAAAAGTTGAACCATCAGTAGCCGTAACTACTTCAATACCTGCATTCAAAATCATTGTACCTTTTGGTACAGCAATGACAGGAACAATATCGGTTGCTGCAAGAGCACCACCTTTGTCTGACAAAGCTGTAGCCCAGTTCAATGTAGTTTGAACCATATAAGGGTTGCGTCCACGTTGTGAATTACCACGTGCGGAAGCTAGAGTATTATCACCAAGTGCCATATCTCATTCCTCCCTTATAGACCTGACGTATAGATCGCATTGACCAGAGCTTCTGGACGAAGGATCTTACGACCGTATAGATGCATACCCCGAACAATGTCAGCGAATGAATCTGGATCACGGTATGTTTCAGTCTTGTTAATCTGTTCTGCAGTTGCAGCGGCAGATGAATGACCAGCAACCAATACACCGTAGTGAGTAGAACCTGAAGATGTAGTTGAGGTTGGACCGTCACCTACTTCAGGAAGGTTGTTAGACATAAAGACTTTAAAGCCGTGAATGTTATTGATGATCAAGCCGTTTTGAAGTCCTGATCCACCGAAGTCTGAGTTCAAAAGACGTGAGTCTTCATCTTTTAGAAGTTCAGCAAACACAGGGTCAATTACGAGCCAACGACCTGACGTGTCAACATTTTGCTGATCCAGCTTACGTGACATACGTGCAATAACTTGCATTGGTGTCGCATTAGCTGCAGTGGTGTTTAACGTGTCTGCACCTGTACGAGGCTTGACAACGATAGAATTACCACCAGTACCAGCATTAAAGTCGGACGCATCCAACTTCATGTTAGCAAGTAGTTCATCAGAACCAGCAGTCGTTACAGCCTTAGAACCATTTACGGTTGTGTTAGCTGTATTGGCACGTCCATGAATTGCTGACTGTGTAAAGCCAGAAATATATCCAAGAACGTCTTGGTCAAATTGGTCAGCCAAACGATAGGCTGCACGATCAGATGCGATAGATTGGAAATTCACGTGTGAGTGAGCTTCCTCAATATCATCAACCTTAAAGGCAAAGTAGTTAGCTTTGTCAATGGTCAATGAAAAGTCTTCGTCATCAAGATCCTGTGGAGTGATCGTCGTACCACGTGAGTACGCCTTCACTGTAATCTCAGGTTCTTTAATGATTTTGACACTATCGCCCATGTTTGCAATCTCTCCGAAATAATCAGAGTTAGTAATTGCTTCAACAACAGATGCTTTGCGGAATGCAAGTTGCACCTGTTTGGAATAGATTACGGGACTAAAATTGCCATTAGGCAGGTTGCCGTAACCTGACGCTGTTGAAAATGCCATTGATATTCTCCTTATAGCATTATGAGCACACAGATGCAAAACTAACTTTACTTACTAGAGGCTAATGTACTAGGGTGCATAAAACGTAATGTTGGCCTACATTACACCTTATGGGCCACGAGGGATTAGGTGAGTCCGAAAGTACTTGTTGTTTGCTAAAGTTACAAAAAGTGTAGGTAAACCTATGAAGGGGCTACACTTTTTATAGTATACATATAGTTATATCATAATTAACTTATATGTCAACTCTTTTTATCGGGCAGAACCCGACATATCATAAATAAATTTACCAGTACGAATAGCTTCCATAATATCGTCGGCTGCTTTTTCATATTGTGCTGCGGTCATTTTATTTACGACACTTTCTTTATATACCATTCCTTCTGAGTCTGTATCAGGTTGACTTCTACTGTTACGACTACCTACAGAACGGGCTGCATCTTTTTCATTTGCAGATTTTTTAGGTTTAATATTACGATCTGCTTTATATAAATCAATTGCACGTGCAGCAGAACGAGCATCACTATCATTTTCATAAAGAGCATCTTGAACCCACTTTGGTTGTTCTTCTGCCCATTCATGGAAATCATCACTTTCACGAATTTCACCAAAGTCTGGGTGAGCCTTCATTAATTCTACTTCTGCTTTTTCTCTGGAAGCTGTAGCTCTAAGCTCATCAATTTCTTTTACACGATCCTCTAGTCCAGCACTTTGTTCACGAGCTTTTTTAATTGCAATTGTTTCAACTATAGCTGCTACATCAGGGTATTGTGCAGCCCAAGTTTCAATGTCTTGATCAGACTTAGGAAGTTTAATTTCCTTACGTGTTACTTCTTTTAGTTGGCTTTCAAGTTGTTTAAACTTATCTTCCCAATCTTTTTCTTTTTGCTGCATGTGACGACGAAGATCACCATAACGTTTTTTAAAACTTTTTTCCTCTGCACTTGTAGGTTCTTCTTCTACAGATTCTTCCTGTGCTTCACCTTTTTGTTGTGCAATAAGTTGCTCTAATTCTTCTTCGTCTTTCTTAATACGATCTTGATTAGAATATGGCTTTGTCATAAACGCCATAGATTTCTGTGGTTGTTCCACTACCATTTCTTCAGACATGTTATTTCCTTAACTGGGGCCACCGTAGCCATGTTGGATGGGGGATGAGTAGCCAGCGTATCTAGGTTATTTATCGTGTTCCTAGTCCACGTCTTTTTGGTCTTGCTGTTGGTGTTCGTTTTACACCTAAATCAGCAAGTGCCAATTCATTTCCTAGTACTTTACTAAGAACCAAACCTTGTTGCGTACCACGCATTGCACGTACTATATCCTTTTCATCTTCAGAAAGTTTATTGTAACGAGCACCTACTTGAGCTAGGTATTCTCCATATGTACTTTTTATGTCCATTATACGTCCTCTTTTACAAAAAGTCCAACAATAAATGTTTGTGCAGCACGATAATAGTATCTCGATGCAATTTTTATACTAAATGGACGTTTTCCATTTGCCCATTCAATACACTCTTTAAATTCTTTATATACAGTTTCGGCTGTTCCATTAGCAATGTGCTTACGTCCTAAGTATCTGTATCCTTTACGCATAGTTTCACCCCACCACTTGTCGTGAAGAGTATTTTTACACCATTCAATAGCATTTTGTTTATCTGACCATTGAAATGCTCCGTTGGCTACAGCATGAGTAGCAATTACACAACCACCGCCACCAGATGATCCACCACTATCACCTCCTCCTCCACCTCCAGAGCTTCCTTCATTTGCACGAGCACTGTCACGTTCAGACACAAGGTTGTTTAATTCAGATGTCCATTCTCCACCTGAATTTTTAAGTGCTTGGTTAATATCATTTTGAATTTGTGTTTCAGTACGACCAGATGATGCAACGTTAGTATCTTTACTGGTTGTAGTTGTAGTAGCAGGTTTATCGTCTTTAGGTGCAGTTGTTGTTGGTCTTGCTTGAGGACGTAATGATACATCAGGTGCTAATGAAGGTTGTGTAGTAGTAGCAGGTTTATCATCTTTAGGTGTAGCTTTTGTAGTAGTAGTAGTAATTGGCGTTCCTCCAAACTCACCAACATCGCCAATTCCATATGGGTCTTCTACTTTTGCTGTAGTAGTAGTAGTAGGTATTACTTTTTCTGTTCTACCTGCTTCTCCCATATCCATTGTTGCATAACTAGGTGTTGCAGGAGAAACGACTGTTTCTTTAGGTGTCTCAAACATATATGCATAAGGATCTGGCATTTGAGAAACTTCATCTGCTTTAGGTCCAGAAATAGTTTGTGCAGGAAGTGCTGTTGCCATTTGCTCTTGTACAGTAGGTGTAGGTGTTGGTGTAACTGCAGTTGGTAAAGTAGATTCTTGTTCACGAGCACTTGCTGCTGCTGCAGTTCCTAATGGAGTACGAATAGCATCAGGCACACTAGGTGGTCCAGATGTTTGAATATCAGTATAGTCTATTTGACTAACAGTTGGAGTTTCTGTTGTGGGTGCAACAGCAGGAGTAGGTTGAGTAAAAGCAGGTATAGTTAATTCATCTGGCAATTCATAAGAAACAGGAGTAGGTGGTGTAACAACAGGTTGACCTGCTACTACAGAGGGAGTTTGATACACAGAAGCCAGTTCTGCTCTTTTTGCAATTGGATCTTCTCTTTGTATTCTTGCAGTTCTTCTTTGTGTTTCTTCTTCTGTTAAACGAGCAAGTGGATCTTTAGGTTGCGCTGAACCATCTCTAAGCATACCACCTGTACCTGTAGGTAATTGGACAGATTCAAAAAATTCATAAGGTTGAGATGGAGCTTGTTTTGAATAAGCCTCTCTAGCAATATCTTTTTCATCTAAATATTGAATAGGTTGACCACCTCTAGTAATTAATCCACGTTCTAAATCGGTATACACTTCTTCTGGAGGTTGATACATTGTAGGTGCTGCAGGTAATTTTCCTATTTGAGGTGCAGGTCTAACTGCTTGTGTAGGTACAGGAGGTACTTGGCTTATGTCTAAAGGATCTACACCTTGTTGTTCCATTGCTCTAAGTTGTTCCACTCGATTTATAGTTTCTTGTGTTATTCTAGTGGGTCTACCCATTTCATAGTCTGCTACATCTTGCATAATTCCTGCAAGTTCAGGTGAAGTACCATCACCACTTAAAATATACTGTTGAACTTGTTCAGTTAAAGCTGCATCAGATTCAGGTGTTTCCATTTTAACGGGTGAATTTGCTGCAACTTTTACAGCTTGTTGTTTTATTTCTTCAGGGGCAAGTATGCCTTTTACTATACTTTTAACTTTATCAAAAGCACCTGCTGGAGCTTCTTTACCCTCAAGTATAGCTTTAATTTTTCTTAGTTGTGCAACTTGTCCTTCAATAGGTGTTCCCATAGCTTCTTGAATACGTTTATCAATAGTTGCAAGTATACGTTTCTTTTGGTCAGATGCAGCTACTCGTGTAAACAAACCCATAGGTAAACCACCAAATGCTCCCATAATACCTGTAGCAAGTGAAGAAGTACCATCTACAAATTTAGTAGCTTCTTTTATATACATGTCAAGAGGTACACCTTCCCAACTACCAGCTTCTGTAAATTCATTTCTGACTATTGCAGAGCTACTTCTACTTTCAGAAGAATCACGAGGTGCGTTTGCTAATGCTTCATTTACTTCTTCAACTGCTTCTTGCTCTTCAGTTGTAGTTTCTTCTGCAGAGGGTTGGTATAACGAATAGCCTTGTGGAATAGGAAAAATAGGACTGTCACCTAAAAATGGAATAAGTATAGATTGCCCACTTGCATTTCTATACTCTTTAAAATTAATACGAGCATCACCCATAAGTTTATCAAAATTTATAACACTAGGTGCTGGTCGTTCTATCTGAGGAGTAAGAGAACGAACACTTCTAAACACAGGTTGTTCAGGCGGTAGTGTAGCTACAGGCGGTTGTGCATAGGTAGGTTGTTGTGTTGTACGTGTAACAGTTGTTGGACGCCGTACAAATCCACCTTCTTGCATTTCTAATTCTTCACCAGTATCACCAGCAACAATAATAAGATCAGCCATATCAAATGGTAAATCATCAGGAATAGTGGCTTCATCACCATTACCCATTTGACCCATAGCTTCCATTGTTTTCAAACCCATCTTAGCTTGCTGACGCAATTGCATAAGTTTATCTAAACCAATGTATCGAACAACATCTTCTGGAAAAACAAACTCACCTTCACTTACCATAGCAGGTACGTCATCCCTTACGCCTTTTTTAGTTCCACCAACGGGAACTTCATTTCCAGATACTTCATCTATTTCGCCGCCTTCGTCGTTAAGACCACCACGTCTAAATAGTTCCATTTGTTGTTCCATCATAGGTTTATCCATTCTTTAAAACTTCATCACGTAATAGTTTTAATCTACGCAACTGATAGATAGCACCTTGTGCTCTATACATTATTTGTGTGTTGTCTGTTTGTTCCATAGAACGATGCTGTTGGGCTATCAGTAAATCTAAATAGTTACTGAACTGGTCCCATTGCTGGTGGTTGTTCACCAACCCCTTGAGCTTGTTGAGGTGCTCCTTGTCCGTCATTTCCGCTAAATCCTTGTTCCTGTGGTGTTGGTACTTGTCCAGTACCTATCGTACCGCCACCTGCTCCTGTAGGATCTGCTGGGTTTGCACCTGCAGGAACGGGTTGTGCTGGTTGCTGAAAGTCTTTCATAAGTTCAGCTTGGATTGCAGCTTCATCCATATTGTTGGTTACTTTGTCAGGGTCAAGGTCAAGAGACTTTGCAATCTCTCTAATAATGTATTGAAACTTAGCAAAGGGTGCTAATGCTGGGCTAGATGCAATCTGCATAAACTGCATAAGTCTTTGGCTACGTACCTCATTAGCCATAAGACTTTCTGTTCCACGAGCTTTAACTTCCAAATCACCTTTGATTGTAGGATCAAAGTCAAACTGCATATTAAATCTAAACAAACCCTCACCAAGAGGACGTAATAGATAATCATCTACATTTTTAATTACATTCTTTATACCGCCTTGTGCGGCACCCATAAGCATAGAAATGCCAGAAGCAGTACGACCCACCCCCGATACTCCAGTTTGACCATGTGCAAAAGATGGAAAACCAGTAGATTCATCGGCTAATACCCTTGCTTTATCAAATAGCTGTAAGTTTTCTGCTGCAACATTTGGAAACTTTGTACCAAAGATAGCTTGCCCCGGAGCACCACCCTGTCTCCTAAATACTTTGCCGGGATATACTGACAAGTCTTGACCCGGAACTAAGTTTGTTTCATCTACCTCAATAAGAAGATTACCAGATAATACGGCATTGTCAACTGCCATTCTCATAAACCCATTCATAAGAGTTTGGGTATCATCCATATTTTCTGCAATACCTACCCCAAAGAATGAATATGGGTTTAATTCGTAAGGTGCAGCCATGTAAGGAATAGTGGCAGGTTTAAATGGATTCAAGACCATACGCAATAGCTTGCCATTACAAATCCATATGTTTGCTTGTAGTTCATCTACGTCTTGCAGTTCATCTGGAATATCTACACCTTGTTCTACAAGCATTTCGGTATCACACATACCCCAATACTCAAGAACCTCATAACGTTCTACGCCATGCTCTGGTGCATAGTCAGATAAATCATCTTCCCAGTATTCTTTATTATAGTTTTCGCCTAGCTGTACAGCTTCATCAATCACAGAAGATCTAAAGTAAGGACGTTTCTTTAAAGCACGTAATTGTGTACGTGACATTTTATGACGTTCAATTACATACTGAGCTTCATCCATATTGTTTGCGTCTGGATCAGGATAAAAATTCCAAACAGATACATGTGAAACTTGTGGAATGGTTTTCATAATAGGCGTATATTCACCATCTTCATTCCAATTAGGATATTCTTTGTCTACAGCAAATGGTCCTTTCATTACGCCAGTACCAAACAAAGCCATTTCAAATGCTGTACTGCGTAGATGTTTACTTGCACTAGACTCTTCTAGTTGATCGTGTATTTTCTTTTGCATCATCTTAGCAGCTACCATAGCTGGGCTAAACGTAATTGCAGTTGGCGTTTTACCTACACCCTCACGAACACCGTCAATATTCTCTAGTTTATCTCTGTATGATCCAAGACTTTCCAAAAGAGTTTTAGCTGTAGCACCTGCGGGTAAATCCCGTCCATCCCCAGCAAACCCATATGGATTTACTTCCTGTCCAAGTTCTGACTGCTTTAATTGTTCTGGTTCTTTTGGGTCAAAGTTTACATCGGCAACAACTCCATCGGGAAGTTCTGTTGGATCAATTGTCAATGGAAACTTTTGACCTGCAAATAATACGTCTACAATTTGACCATATGCTGCAAGTGTTTTTGTTTTAGTTACTTTAATAAATACTCTTGATTTTTCTGCTTCTGTAAATTGTACGTCAGATCCATAAATACCACGATAGTTACGATAGGCACGTAACCACCGTTCTTCATCTTGATTTCTATAATCGTCTGCACGGTGATACCGTTCCATAACAAATGGAATAATTTTATTTGTATCAACGTCTTCAATAGTAGAATCTTCTGCATCCGCTAGTGCAATTGCATCGTCTTCAATAAAGCCTTCAGTTTCTTCTGCCATGATTGTTCCTAATATCCAAAGGTAGCATCAGCTATTCTCATTCCTGTTTCAGGTCTTCCATATGGGTCATAGTCAAATACACTAAACCTTGGTCTTGACATTATACCGTATCTAAGTGCATCGTACAAGTGATCTTCTGCAGTTGTGTCAATATCTTCTGGATTTCTTTTGTCAATAGGTAATGCAGGTAGCTGTGCAATTAGATTAGTACAGTTATTAAAAAATACAATCCTTGGTTCTTCAGTAAACTCATCAACTTGTAAACGTCTGTGTATTTCGTTTTTACCTGCTACCCTAGAACCCTTTGATCTATCGGATGGACGCCACCTACATCCACGGTGTATCATTTGTTCTGCTAGGCTAGGACCAGTGTCACCACGTTTGTGCCACAAACTAGAGTCAAGAACTCCATACTTAATGTTACCATCTTCAGCTTCTAAGTCAAGTACCATATCAGCTAAATCTGTTGCTAGTACTTTAGATACATACAATTCTCTGTAAACAATTAGCTGTTCACTTGGAGATACAGCAAACCACACAACGCCAGATTTACTTCCGTATCCATAATCACATGCTCTAAACTTAACCCAGTTACTTGGTATGTTAAATGGCTCTACAACATGTATGTTTCTATCAAACTCTGTAAAAGCTGCACCTTCTTTAATATCCCAATCACCATCTAGTAATTGCCTACGTTGTTGCTCTGGCAGTGACAGAAGCATTGCTTCATAGTCACCTTGTTCAGCTAGGTAAGGATTGTCGGTAAGACGGGCAGGTATGAATCTACGTTTGAATAAAGGCTTGCCAGCTTTCGAGTGTCCTGCAGGATAACGTAAGACTTCATTTGTTTCAATATCAGTAGCATCAAACGCCTTTCCGTGTGGTGCAGGATCAATAAACATTTTTTTGACCCAATGATGACCTCTACCTCCGGGGTTGGTAGTAGCTCGCATATATACTGGTAAGTCAGGTGCAGTGGACCGTAGACGAGATCGCATATAGTTCCATGCAAATGGCGTAGGCCATTGTGTCAACTCGTCAAAGCCTATCCAGCTAAATGCTAGACCTTGGTAACGCAGGACATCATCTTCCCTATCTAGGTAGGACATCCACAATCTCGCACCAGATGGCGCAGTCCACTGCATCTTACGTTCTGACCACTTTATTCCGGGCCAAATCTTAGGGTACATTTCTTGTGATTTAAATATAAGTTCCCTAAGTTCTTCTGTAGTATGACGCAGTAGCAATCCTGAAAAAGCTGGATGACCCATAAACCGTAAAGGGTCAGCTAACATTGCGTATGACTTGCCACCACCTGCAGAACCACCGTACAACACTTCACGTTCACCTGCTGCAAGAAAATCTGTCTGGGGGCCAGCATTAGGTTTAAATACTACGTTGTGTTGTTCTTCTACAGGAAGCTCAGTAACTACAGGTTTATGCTGCTGTGCTACTTTCCTCGTTGTCTTTCTTGCTGTTGAGCCTTTTGGTTTCGAGGGCTTCCGCCTTGGCGATTGCCTTTTTTGCATAGTCTGCCCATCTGCGTAGGCTTCTAGCTTGGTTGTACCGTCTTCTTTCATTATCTAACCGTTTCTTTAATCCTACGTGTGATATGTATCTACCTGTGTTTCTGGACAACCAGTTAGCAACCTCACGATATGAGTATTGCTTTAGATACTTCTTAGCCTGTTGTAGCTTGTCTAGCTCGTCGGGTATTGGTACTAGGACTTCACTATCATCAGGATGTAGTTCGTAGCCAAACGGGACAGTTCGTGCGATTCGTGGAATTTCTATCCACTCATTATCTTCTTGTAAGTCGGTTGGTTGCGGGAGTTTCCAAACGCCAGTTTTAATCAATCTTCTTCTACCTGTTTAGGTGGCATAAGCATTACACCACCCTTTGCTTCTACTTGCATCTTCTCTGTTTTTACTAGACCAGTACGATCTAATAATTCTTTTGCTGCTTGCATCTTATCACGTATACCTAATTCTGTTGGGTCCATTAGAGCACCTACCATTGCAACTGCAGCACGAGGTGCATTACGTGACATGTACATATGTGTAGCATCTAGTATTTCTTCTTTTAAACTATTTACTACTTGAGTCGTAGATGTACCGTCAGAATATCCAGCAAGTTTTTTAGCCGCAGCTACATTACCTGCTGCCTCGTCAAACAAGACATCTAAAAACTTCTGTTGTTGTTCTGTTAATTGTCTACTCATATTACATCATCTCAAAATGTGGGCCATCAATAAATGGTCTACGGCCTTGGGATCTACGCAAATCAATATACTCATTCATTGCATCTTCCATAGTACCTACGTATTTAGTAATATCTCCTACTGACCAAGCTGCACCCCACTTAATAGGGCAACCTATTTCATTAGCAGCCTCAGTCATTGCATCAGCAATGTTATCGTAAACATTTAATTCCCAAACTACATTTGATCCATCATACGCAACAAGGTCTACGGCATGGCTATAGCCTGTGTCTTGAATTAAATGCTTAGAGTTCATAGTTTGTGAACGTCCTGAAGCATATAGCTTCTCTTGCTCCTGAAGAGTTCTGACCCCATACGTTACACCAAAGTCTACTGTAGTCAATTCAATAGCACGTTTAACTGTAGCTACCATGTCAGGGTGAACACCCTCTAATTTGTCTAGTGATCGTTTGCTTAGTTTAAATGCCATTATTTTTTCCCAAAAAGTTTAGTAGCAGATCTTACCCCAAAGCTGGCAGCAACAATTACACCCAAAGTATATTGATACCAATCTGGCATAGTCTCAAGGGCTGTAAAACCATTGGCAACTACACTTCTACCCCAATCTCCTGTAAATACAAGTATAAGTGGTATACTAAAGAGTATAGTCAACCATTCGTCTTTCCAACTATTCTGGCTACCTTGAGCCATAATCTTTTCCCAATCTGCTTCACTCGTTGCACGAGAGAGCATAATCTGTGCTTCAGCTTCAGACTTAGCAACCATTGCACGGGTTTCTGCAGCTTTAGTTTCAACTTTTCCATTTAACCATGTTCCTGCTAATTGAGTTATTGGTCCTATTAATGCTTGAATCATAAGGCTATTCCTTTTGATTTATTTTCGAAAGACATCTCTACACATTTAGTAATTACAAAAGCATCTGGAGTAGGCTTAGTTTGCTCTAGCTTTTGAACCATTACTGCTTTATCTGCCTCACACATTTCTTCGTTTGCATATAGTATTTGATTTGAACCTACCTGATGATTACCACCTAGAAAAAGAATTAGAACAATAATATACATCAGCTTGTACCACGATCAGTCTTGGCCTCTTTGTTCATCCAAATACCAAAACAACCTGTTAATGCACCCATACAAACTGATACAAGACCTGCTTGTCCATTGCTGGGGTCAGGGAGTGACATATACCAGTGTACTGACTGATATGTCAGAATAGTTACTACAAGCATCATAAGTCGTGGAAATACTTTATAGTTATCAATAATTGTACTTGCCATATTGCTTTCCTTTCTACCACACTACAAAGTCTACATTACGTCCTTGTTTAGGATACAGTTTGTTTCCATTGTGTGGGTGGTATGCATATACATCCTCATACCTATACTTATCTGCTTTTCGTTCCATTGCTGTTTTTGAAGTTTCTACGACTTCTTGTTTTGTTGTACCTTCTGTTAATTTTACTTTATCAAATGGCATTTTAGGTAATGGTAGATAATCAAGTAAACCTAAACTTACATTCATGGTTTAAGTCCTTCTAAATCTAGCGGTTTTCTTTGCAATCTTTTTAGGTTGAGCCACAAACTGCTTACCTGCCTTCGTGCCTTCTCGTTTGGCTCGTGAAGTTGCTGCATACTCAGCAGGGCTGAGAGACTTAATAGCAGCAGTAGGTAGATAACGTTCTCCCGTTTTAGCACTAGGCTTGCCACTCTTGGTTCTCCACTTTTGTTTAGTCCAATCCTTTAGGCTTTTTTGTGATTTAGCAAGAGCCATTACTTATAGCCCCCGCCTTTTGCCTTATATTGTTTTGCAAGCATTTGAGCTTTACGTGCTGACCACTGTCCAGCTTTACCACCTTTACTACCTGCCTTAATACGATTAAACAAATTTTTACGCATCGTAGGTTTAGTATAATTACCTGCCTTGTTAACCGTAGATTTTCGAGTAGATTTCGCCACGACTTATTCCTATATCTTTAAGAGCTTTATCTGACATATTATTTAATTGCCAGTATGCTACTCGTTTTTCATTTGTTTCTTTTATAAAGTCATATATACGTTTAAACATTGCACTACCTCCTTTTGTTTGTGTGCTATGGAGATAGTTATAACATATGTACGACTATATTAGTATTGCTATTTCGTCATGTCCGTCTTGCAGGAGTATAATACAAACGTGCAGATAGTGTAACATCAAAAGAAGAAGAACCACTATGTTTAAATACTAATACTTTATCACCTTCATGTAAAAACAAAGGACCACTTGCAATGTAATGTTCGTGAGAGTTTCCAGCTATAGCTTCGTTTGCTACAAAAAAATGATATGTAGTATCGTCTGCATGGTACACCTGTATTCCTATGTTAGAAGTAGATGAACCTTCATTAGCTACCATAAGTAAAACTATTTCAGCTTCATGGCTGGCAGGACACGTAAATAAAGTATTAGCATTGTTAGGACTGCCAGAGGTACTAGCAGACGTAGCTGTTACGTCTAAAAACTTAGATGCAGTCCTAAAGTTAATACCAGCCATTTATTTTTTCTTTTTAAGGTTATCTACAATTTTTACAGGGTTGACATAGCCACCCTTTTTCATTTTAGCCATGCCACTTGTCATACCTCTGGCTGACATCATGCCTTGAGGAGATCTCATTGCGGAGGGTCTATATCTGCTTTGCTCACCTTGTTCAGGTGTAGCTGCACCACCCAATACAAACTTCTTAGGTTTTTTCATTTTACTACCTTTATAACCACTAGCATAGGCGGCACGTGCTTGCTTTTCAGCTTGAGCACGAGTAGGGTACACCTTACCTGATGTACCCCACTTATAACCACCCTTTACTTTTTTTACTGGCATTCATTATTTCTTTTTCTTTGCCATTCCGCCACGCATCATTTTCTTTTTAGCCATTCCACCACCACGCATCATAGGTTTCTTAGCCATACCGCCGCCACGCATTGGCGTCTTCTTCTTCATTGCTCTGGGTTTCATCGCCATTAGACTGTCTCCTTGCTCTGCGATCTAGCACAAGTGCTTTGTACTCTTCTTCAGGATATACTGTGTAATACCCTAGCTTTTCTAATTGTAAACTTGCGTCATCTACCTGACTCAAGGATTGAATAAACAACATAGCATACTCTTTGTCTATGCTAGATTCCCAATCATGTTCATACAAAAAGTCTAGCTCTGCATCTTCTGCACCATAGTCAGGATGAAACCCCATTATGTGCAAATCATTCTTTGTATATTTATCATTAAGGTATTCGACATACATGTTAAACATACTTATGTCGGGGTAGTTATAGGATGCAACTACAACTAATTCGTATCTGTGATTATGGAATACTTTAGCTTCTTTTTCTGTAGTATACACTAAACCAGTAGTTTCTACAACATTTACTTTGCGTTGTTTCCATGCTTTTTTAGCAAATGGGCAAGCAGGTAAACCGCCCAATGCTTCATTCGGAACTTCTAATACATCACGTGACCAATTACGTAGGTCTTTCTCTATGCTCACTTGTAGAACATACCACCTTTACGCATGTCCATATGACCTGTCTTAACTAAGCCACCACGTTTAAACGGAAGATCTTTGCTTGGGTCATATCCTTTAAAAGGCTTACGGTCACGAGCAGACTGTGCAGACTTACGTCCAGCTTTATCTAACTCATCGGCTTGCATCTTTTCAAAAGACCTACGTTGTGCATCCAACATCTTCTGCATCATGTCTTTACGTAGACCATCATCCATATCGTCAATACGTCTTTGCATTGTATCAAGTTGATTTGCAGTCTTAGCTTGTTGAATATCTGTTTTGCTGACAGTCATCTTCTTAGCAATGCTGCCTTTCTTTTCAACTGTCTTGGCAGCTTCTTTAGCTTTACGTGCTGCCCTAGCTGCTTTCTGAGCCTTAGAAAGTATTCCCATTGGTTTATCCTCTTACCATTTAACTTTGTGTGACCAATACTTGGCACTCAACTTAGTCGTTGGTTTGCCCTGTGCATTGTGTCTTGCATAATAGCTACGTTTACGAGCTTTATCTTTAGCTGTTGTAGGAGACTTACCCGCACCCTTAACACCCTGTTGTCCAAATCTTACAACTTTATACTTACCACCTTCCGATGCCATTACTACGTGAGACTTAGTTTTGTGACTAGGAGTACGTTTAGGTACGTTAACTCCACTCAAACCTAACTCTTTCATTTTATTTTTTACACGATCAGGTACTGACATTACGTATCATTCCATCCTTCTGCCCTCATAGCATCTTCAACTTCCTTTAAAGTGAAAGATCTACCGTAATGATTCTGTACAGCCTCTCGCACGTAGAATACATCACTATGGGGAATATGCAAACTCTCAATGTTATCGTCTAATACGTGACGATAGAACTCTTCAAGAACATTGTCTGTGTATAGTTTTACTGATTTTTTAGCCATTGTCAATACTTAATTACAAAATAGTACAAATTAATTACACTTAGGTACAGTTTAAGTGTAATCATTGTACGTGATTTAGTTAATGTATTTATTTAAGGTAGTATATGGTACATTCTAAGTGATTCATTGTACGTGTAACAGTTAAAGTGAGCCTACCAAAAACTCTCTTAATATAGTTTTACACATTCTGTGGTACATGTCAACCCCTAAATTTTACATATGCTTCATTTTAGGGAAATTGTTCTTCGTAACACTGTTTTCTGAGAACATTGTTCTGTGTAAACCACTATATATGTAATGTGGTTAACACTTCATTTTTCCTGATCTGTGTATTTCTGTGTATACATATACGCACACCCCCCGCATGGCCCCTGCC